GGTCCGAAGAGGAGTTTACGTCCAGCTGCGCATAAAAATCAAGAATTATTAGAGCAATAAATTTTGAGAGAAAAATCCCACTCCACCAGCCAAAAACTGGATTGTTTTTCATAGTTGTTTGACAATTGCTCTAATAAATTATAGTTTTGCCGCCGTTTCGTAATACGACTTTGGATTCACTATTTAATGTGTCTTCAGCGTTGTAGAGCGGCTCAGAAGGAAATGAGCAAACAGGGAAACCTTATACAACGGCATTACAGCTATGCATTGCTCATCTTACACACAGCGCAATGTTGTTAGATTACCCCAGCATGGATCATGGGTGAAACAGTAGGTCAGAGCTTCAGGCTCTGTGTTGTCAATACAGTGAGGCATAATTATGGCTTTCATTCCACCAACCATCGACGACGTTAGACATTGCTCTAACGCTTTATCTGTAGACCCCGCCGAAACCGACGCTGCCCGCGCCATTGCTGAACACTACTCAAAGATATCCAATCAGGAGTACCGCATCACCCAAGACGACCTGGATGATCTCACTGACACAATCGAATATCTCATGGCCACTAACCAGCCAGACTCACAATAAATGCACTAATAAATCTATTATTTTCGTTGGATCCTTCTATAATGGTGGCCAACAACTCCCAGTGTAATCCGCTGTGAGTTGTTGGCCATGTCAATTCTGGAGGAGGATCAATGATAAATTATGTCTACGGCGAACAACTGTACCAGGAGTTCGTCAGCTTCAGGGATCTCTTTCTAAAAAAAGCTGTTGCACGCGCCCAACACGTTGATGCCGCCAGCGACGGTCGTCCTGTACGCCCGGTTGTCGTTCTGCCGTTCAAAGAAACTGACAGCATTCAGGCTGAAATTGATAAATGGACTTTAATGGCGCGGGAACTGGAACAGTACCCAGACCTCAATATCCCAAAGACTATTTTATATCCAGTGCCTAACATCCTTCGCGGTGTGCGTAAGGTTACGACTTATCAGACAGAAGCTGTGAACAGCGTCAACATGACCGCTGGCCGCATTATTCATCTGATTGATAAGGACATTCGCATCCAGAAAAGCGCAGGGATCAATGAGCACAGTGCGAAATACATAGAGAACCTGGAAGCAACAAAAGAGCTAATGAAGCAGTACCCGGAGGATGAAAAATTCCGTATGCGCGTACACGGCTTTAGCGAAACAATGCTGCGCGTCCATTACATTTCTAGTAGCCCTAACTACAATGATGGTAAATCAGTTAGTTACCATGTGCCGCTATGTGGTGTGTTTATCTGCGATGAAACTCTCCGTGATGGAATTATCATCAACGGTGAATTCGAGAAAGCAAAATTTAGCCTTTATGACTCTATAGAACCGATCATCTGCGACCGCTGGCCGCAGGCAAAAATATATCGCCTGGCAGATATTGAAAATGTAAAAAAACAAATTGCCATCACTCGCGAAGAGAAAAAGGTCAAATCAGCCGCATCAGTTACGCGCAGCCGTAAAACTAAGAAAGGGCAGCCAGTAAACGACAACCCCGAAAGCGCGCAATAGTTTCCATCCGGCATGGTCAATGAGTTATTCATTAAGCCATGCCAGAGCTTCATCAACCTGCGCTTCGTCTTCGACGCTAAGCACTTCATCCTGGGGAACATAATCCGCCAGCATAGCGAAACAATATGTATCCCAATGGTCTGGTGAGTGCAGGTTGAGTTTTTTCTTCATATCCTCCTTACTCATCACCTTCCATTGACCTGCGGAGTTAATCCCTACAGGGATTTTCGACGCTTCCTCAATAGTTTCATTACCCTTATCCAGTCTCATACGACCAGATTTTACGGCCTCTGCGGCTTGAACATTGGCATAAGCACGTTTATCAAAGTACAGGCTCTTATCTTCACGGCTATGCATCTTTTTACCCCAGCGTATACGCTGTACGGTAATACCATAATACTCGTACATCAGATCCGCTGTTGCTTTACCTAGGCCATCGCCGTCTATCGCTATGGTGATATTTGGGAATCGCTCAGGATTACATTCTGCGAAAATTTTGGCGGCAAGCTGCGTTTCTGTAACGTCTGTGTATTCCAGCATTCGATAGTTGATTACACGGCGTTTGTTTCGCTGGCCGGACACCATCATGATATTGATAACGGACTTATCCCTTCCCGTACCACCAGCAACGTCCACACATGCAAGCCAGCCCCATCCTTTGGCAATCTTGACTTTCCGCCGCGTTGCACGTTCAACCTCATCACGTCCAAGAAGGAAGCCATCCTGTGATTTAGGGAATAGGCCGCGTACCTTAATCATGTACATAGGGTTATCGCGCCCGCCGTACTCCGCCAGCTTCATTTTGATAAATGCTGGCGTTACCAGCGGTGATTCCTCACTGTTAAGCGTGATCGCCGTATAAACGCCATCAGGGTTACCAGGACGCTTGGCCAGTTTATGGTGTGTATCGTAGAAATAGCCGCTTGGGCGTGTAGGCTGTGACAGCAATAAGATGCGGTTATCCTGTCCGGTAAGAGCACCGGTGATGATACCGAAAGCTCTATCACTGACACCGGAGGCTTCATCGATAATATACAGAAGATGATCTGCGTGTTCACCGGCGAGAGCTTCTTCACTTCCCAGACGAAAGCCCTTCGGTACTACAGTCCATACACCTTTACCAGTAACCTCATAGAAAGCGGTTTCTGTCAGAACAAAATAATCAGCAAGCCATGGAAAACGGCTGGTGGCAGTAGCCCAGTTTATCTTGATGTACTTGAATATACCGGTCATTACCTGCTGAATTTTGTTCGCAACGATAATGGCTCGGGCACCGGGATACATGATTATGAACAACATGATCATGATAGAAGTCATGTCTGATTTCCCGGTACCGTGGCCAGACGAAACAGATGTCTTGCTACCCTGTTCCTGCACAGACTCAATAATCAGATCCTGCTGCCAGGTAGGTGTTTTGCCGAACAAAACATCAGCGGCCGCAATCCAGTCATAACGATATAGCGCCACCAGCTCGCGCCAACGTGGATCCGTTACGCAACTTCTGGCCATTAATCATCATCCCCGTATAGCTTGCGGGTAACTTCTTCGTCTTCCTCCTCGTCTTCGTCCAGGTCTTGTTCCAGCCATGGTTCGTTTGATACACCTTCAGTATCAACATCTCCATAACCGCCTGTATCAACGATATCGGCGATTTCTTCCCTACGCTGCTCAATCCACAATGCGGCATCGGCGCGGCGGTTGGCGGCCCGTTCTCGCGCAACTTTGTCCAGATCTTCAAGAGAAGGGCCACCGACGGCTGTTTGCCTTTCCTCATCATCGGTATTGGTCTTCGGAGCACGCAGATCGGCTTTGATTTGCTCCAGCATCAGGGGCGGCACTTTCCCGCCATGCGCCTCGATGAATTCAGCTGCTTCCAGCACTGACCAGTTATTTTCACGCTTTCGTTCGTATGCCAGCTTAACAATGCCAGCTTGCCCCATAGACAAAGCGTGCTTTTCCGCCTCCCGGCTTTCTTTTCGATAGTTATTCCGGATGCTGTAAATGGTGTTGATCAGGCTGCTTATCTGCGCGGAACAGCTGTTTAGCATGCTCGCGATACGGTATTCAGGCGGAGTACCTTCATCATCGTCTTTTTGCTGATCGCGCATTTCCTGCACCAGACGAATACACGTATCCCTGGCGTTCTCCAGCATAAGGAGATGAGAAAGAGACTTTTCCAGAAGAGTGGTTTCCAGAACATCGGCCCCGGACCGACGCAACATAGCGCGCGCGGCCTTCCGCGCTTCAACGTTATCTATCAGGTAATCGCCAGCTTCGAATTCAAAGCGTTCACCATCATCATCCAGGGTGTCGCGTTCCAGGCGATCACGTAAGGTACGGTGGGCGCGGGTGATCACGTCATGATCATCAGAACGATCATTTATGCGCTTATTTTGGCGCTTAGCGTTCTCGACTGCGGCACTGACAACAGCATTAACTCTTTGTTTTTCAGCCATTTCAGCCACAATGTGATCACCTGCACGTTGATCATTAGCGTGATCAATGATCATGCTTTTTAGAGGCTTCCTGACTGGCTTATTTGGCTTGCGGCTGTCCGCTGTCCTGGTGTCTTCTTTGAAGGCACGGAGATAACGACGTGCGGTATTAGGGTTAAGATTAAACTCGGCGGCATACTGTGCGATGGTGTAACCACCATCTCGCGCCAGGCGAGCAAAATTCTTCTTGTGATCGTCCCAGGTCACTTATGCTTCCTTTCGTATAAAACTCTTTTTGACGCGAGGGTAACGAAAGTCACATGTCAAAAGGCCCGGAACGGGCAAGCAATCAATCAGATACGTGCGGATGTGGCATTACCGTAATGACGGTGCTGACGGACCACCTTATTGAAAAGTTGACGCGCCATCACCCAAGGCTGGTGCTCCCGGCGTTCCTTTTCGTCCTGCGTCATATAGAGTTCGTTCTGGAGTTTTTCATCAAACCGGCGCGGAGCGCGGCTGCGGCGAAAGAATTCAGGATTCAGAGAGTGGATCTGAAATCTACGTGGGCGTGTACTGTCATCAATCAAAACAGACGAATACTTAGACACAGCGATAGCCTTTAAGCGCAGATAAACATCGCGCTTATCGACATCCAGATGCGGGTATTCCTTTTCAAGAATTGCTGCGAGTTCTTTCGCTGATAGAAGAGATTTAGTGCGGATCATGTAATCCGCAATCTCGTACGATGTTATTCGTGAGTGATTTATTTCCATGAAGTGGCGTCCCTGCCAGTTAAGTAACATCCTGTCACCTACTGATTAGCCCATGTCAACTAATCAACGTCGAATATAATACCCTCGATTAAAGAAATATCAATACATTAGAGCAATTTTATCTAACGCTCGACGAATGACTTGTGATAGCGCCGACTCCAAGCGCGTAATCAAAGAACAATCGTTGATGCATCGCCAGCCTACCGTGCGTCTTCTCCCAATTATCGCGGTCACGCTCAATATCACGCTGGCATGACTGGCACAGAGGAATAGCATAAATGTCATGCGCGCATAATCGACTATGACGAACGATATAAGGCGTAATGTGAGCGCCAGCTCCCGCAGCTCCACAGCCACAGCATGGACGGGAAGCCACAAAATCCATGTACTCGGGCAATTTTAGCGATTGAAGTTTTGGTATTTTGAAATGCGCCATGCCAGGGTCGGAGTCAACATCCACAGGGCATACTTTTGCACGCATCGGCGCGGCGCGTTCTTCCATCATCTGAACATATGCTGTAGCGCGATCGTCATACGGGCGAATATCCGCCTCTTTCAGAGGTCCGCTATCCTGCGTTGCGGCTTTCATCTTATTTATTGATATACGGCAAACTTCTTCCGGCATCAGGTGCATCATGTTGCGCATGAAAGCCCACCAGCACAGTTCCTGAATACTTAAATCATGGCCATCTGAAAGCCCCATTTCCTGACGGGCGACATCCAGTATCCAGTTAACGCGATTATTATGCAGCGTTTCTTTCAGCTCATTAAAACCACGCATCCGGTAATGGTTATCGTGATGCCAGCACAACAACACCGCGCTATTGTCTCGTTCAGCGTGGACAATATGGTTGTCACACCAACTACGATCTGCGGCCTGGCATTGACCCTCTTTCCTACGCAACCACGCCACCAGCGCGTCAATTCCACCAATACGGCGAAACAGTTCATCGCTGTTAAAAAACGGCTGCAACGCCTCATTTGTTGCCATAGTCTGCTCGGAAACAACGAGGCCGTCGTCCATGTGCTCGATTAACTCACGCGGCACCGGCTCCATAATAAATTTACGGCCAGCCTCCACCAGCTTTCTGACTTCCTGATCCACTTTGAATGTGGCGACGCCAAGCTCTTTTTGTACAAAGGGAGTAATTACGGCTTTCACATCACACCTTTCATCACTGATTGGGCTTTATCTGCTGCCCGGCATTCTCTGTTTAAGCACAACCATTTCCTGACGGCATAACACAGCAATAGCGGTCCTGGCACCAATTTGCTTACCAACCAGGTATTGCTTTACCTCGCGGCGACTCACGCCATCAAGAAGCATCTTTAACGCTTCACGGGACAATTTGTTGTATTTACGTGCCATTAATCTACTCTGCGGAACCATACAATCTACGTAACGTGTCGGCGACAGAAGATACAGATATCTCTCCGGTCGCAGCCCCTACGGTAAGGTCTGCCAGTTCAGGTGAATCAAATACCTGCACCCCGTTACGGCGTAGAAATAACAGCGCACTGTTTAGCGCGGTACGCTTATTGGCATCATTGAATATATGCCCTCTCGCTGTAGCCACCAGGTAGGTGGCGGAGACTTCGAAAAGGTCGGTGATCTCTTCGTAGGCAACTCTGGCCTGAACTCTCCCGATAATGGCCTCTGCCCTACCCGGATCAGACATTCCCGGCAGGCCGCCGTAGCGGCTTATATTCGCATCATGAAGCGCAATAAGTTCTTCCGGTGATATATGCCTCATTATCGGTTAACCAGTTCCTTGTTGGTGGAGTCCAGGGTGTCAAACAGGGATGCAAATTCAGCATCCAGCGCCGCTTTTTTGTAGGCTTCGAAAGTAGCCTTGCTGACAATTACTGCTGGCTCACGGCCTCTGCGGGTGATTTCAACCTCTTCCCCGGCTTCAACATTGTTGAGCACTTCAGAAAGGTTGCCACGCGCGGTACGGAAGTTAATGGATTGCATAAACACCTCGTGTACTCGTTATGTGTACACAATTATAAACTTCACAGGCATAAAGCACCAGCACTTTGCAGCTTAAATAACCGGACAATCATCAAATTCCCCACTTCGGGCATCATTGATGACATGAGTGATCACACCAAAAACAGCATTACTGCCCGTGTATCCATCGTCATCTACTGGTAACGCCTCTTTCTTCCCGGTGCTTAAATCCTCCAAGTGCTGGCGCGGATACTTCCTGTATCTCTTTATGCGATATTCACCCTCCATAGCGCACACAAGCAGAGAACCATCAACCGGAGTAAGCGAGGAATCAACCACCAGCAAAGCACCCTGCAATATTCCCTCACGGTGATGGCTATCAGCTGCCCGCATGAAGTAGGTTGCTGATGGATGCCTGATTAGTTGCTGATCAAGAGAAATTCGGCTTTCAACATAATCCGCCGCAGGAGAAGGGAAGCCCATAGCGTTTTCACCTCAATAATACTGTTCATTTATACAGTATACATTAAAGAGACACCTTTGGTGCAAACGCGTTACGTACATCAACCACCGCTGATGATTTTGTGCTCTTTGCTACTATTCATCACCAACGGATCAGCGTAACCTCGTTGCCAATCAGTTAATAAGGAATTAGCTATGCCTAATCGCATTCCTCTCGATCCTGTATTGCCCAAAAATTTTGACTGCACTCCTAACGAGAAACGCTCTAAAGCTCAGCTGGACGCCTGGTGGGACCATCCATATGGGGTTACACAACCTGACGGGAAAATTGTAGTTTATTGTCTGAATGGTGGGGCGTGGGACCGTCCATCCGTGCTTTGTTTGGCAGATAACTATGATGAAGCCTGTGAACTTGCCGAAAGACAGCAGGCAAGCTGGGTAAAAACACGGTCTGAACCGACATTCATGTTTTCAAAAGAACCGCCATTTATACTGGCGAGGATGCCGCAGCGACCGGATCATCAACAAGAAATTGTTGCTGAATTTTCCTCAAGGGATGAGATAAATCTCTTCTCATTAAAGCAGGAAGAAAGGGATCGCGTCGAAGTGTCTCCAACTCTCGACCACAACCGGATGAACCTGGCCCAGCTCGCCTGGTACAGCAAAGAATTAGAGATGTCTATTGCCCGGCTTGAAAACGAAAAAGCCGCTATCCAAGTCCAGCACGAAGTAGTTCTGAACCGGATTAGAGAAATGCAAAACGATAACAGGGGATTTTGAATGGCTAAAATCGAGTACCATCGTGATCGCGGTAATTACCTGGAAATATACGATCATGAATCTCTTAACGATATCAACGATGCGTTATATGAATACTGTGAAAAAACGAGCATCACAGATGCACCTGATGCATTTGTCGAGCTGCCGGTATATCTCCGCGACATCTATGCAATACGAACACCGCCCGTATCGGTGATTCACATTGGCTATGTCCGCCTGTCCATCGAAGAAGATGAAGATCGTTATATCGTGCGCCACTATACATTGGACAGAAAAGAACTTCCTAATGAATGGAACATGAGTAATTTCTACAACGGTGAATATGGCTTAAAATCCGCTAATAATTTACGGTCATAATCTATACAGGCATGTATAACAACAACGAGCCTATTAGCTGTCAACAACGTTATTTCCTCAAATAAGAAAAAGCAGAAAACAAATTGTTTAAGGTCACAAATTGTGGCCTTGATGGAGGAGGGAGGCTTATTGGCTATGGCTAAAAATCAAATTAGACACTTCATGTTGCTGTAGCTCATCAAGATCCGAGGCCACAAAACCTTTTCCGAAAAACTTCACAAGTAACTCACTAGCCGCATCATTGTCACCTATTACACGAAAGTCATACGGCAACGTCGCAAGTTGACGATGTAATCCTGCTGAGAAAGTCGAATCTAACAGCACCCAGAATTCCCACCGCAGGATAATACTCGCCTCTTAATACTGTATATATGTTGTTACGATATGTTTTTCTGTCTCTAAAAAAAGATGTTAATAGAATGCTAACCATTGAAGGGGATAGAAATATACAATTCCAACAAACGTTATTTTTAACAATTTTTTTCTTTGCGTTGACTTTCCCGGACACCTTGTCTGACCGAAGGTGCGCGAAAGCCACTTTTTCCTTCCTGAGTTATCCACAAAGTTATGCACTTGCAAGAGGGCCATTTTCTACATATTGTGGTGGCTAACAGATGAAATGAATGTAGATTAATTGAAGATAAGGAGAAAATTTGAGATGCAATCATGACGTTAATAGATAGGGTCTGCATTACAGACCCCACCCGCATCAAGGAATTAGCCGTTCCCTGATGTTTTTCCGAAAACATGTGCCGTAAGCTCACGTTAACGACTTTCATTCACCGAATCCAACTATATAGGGGTTGGGTTTCTACGTCAACGTGAGCAAGTGCACCTTTACATTTGACAAGGAACCACCTGAATGAACGCTTTTTTTCAGTTCCTGAGTGCATTTTTAGATGCGCCTATTATTAGCCAGATTCTGGCTATTATCCTCATCATCGTTTTGATTTTGCTTTTAAGGTCAGTAAAAAATGGAATTATGCACTGGCTTACTTAATGTTTCAGTGAAACATTAAAATCTCCTTGATGTGGAAACAATCATTTTCTGTATGTGCTGGTGGGCACCTGTAGTTCAGCTTTCGTTGGCATTTAACTTCGTCTTTGCTTTCTCCACCAGCAACTTCCAGATGCCTATTTCATTAGCAGCCGCCTTGATGGCGGCATAAAAAGCATCTTGCTGATCGTAACGCTGGATCTGTTTTTTCAGTTTTGCCTCCACCAATTTAATTTCATTACGTGCTTTCTGAAGCCGCATCACCGCCCGGTTACGTCTGTTCTTGTATAGCGTGTTAATCTCTGACAATTGCTTTAATTTACCAGCCTGACTGCGGATTATCGCCTCCCTGGCTTCTGCCGTGCGTCTCATCTGATCTCTTAAGAGTTCACCGTTTTCGATAATTCTTTCAAGGTGTTTGATGTGATCTGCAACTCTCATACTTCACCCTCGCTTGTATCACCAGCGTCCACCAACGACAATAAAGCCATGGCCATCTTATGAACCAACAGTGCATCAATAATGCCAAGCGTATGCCCCGGCTTAATGTTTAATGCTGCCTCAAGATGACACCTTTCCAGACCGCTTTTCTCGGCTTGTTTATGATGATATGGCGTAATAACGTCGCCCAAAACACGGCTAATTCTTTCTCGTAATTGCTGGGTGCCAGCACACTTGATCGCTGTATCGTGGAGACGGTTAACCAGTTCGCGATAAACATGCGGCTTAATGCGGATACGTTCACCGGTGACGCCCTTTCCTGGCGCTGGCACCAAACTATCCGGAATATCCGGATAGTTGCCAGCCTCGTAAGCTACCCGCAGCCAGTGCATGAATGTTTCAGTGGACACACAACCACAGTCCACATCGATTTTCCCGCGTTGCTGTTCCAGCCATTGCCCAAAATCCAACCTGTAAGTCTTACTTTCAAGTTCATCACCATTGAACTCGACTTTCTGCGACGCTATGAGAGCTGATTCGTATTGTTCGCGAGTGACAACTGACTGGTATTCATCGCTATCAAGGTCACCAATTGGAAGCTCAATATCACAACAAAAATTGCGCCCAAAGAAAGTGTCTTTTTTGTGGTCTGAGCCAAAAGCAAAAGTCGCGCATGGTGCCATTAAATTGACACTGGGTAGGTAACAATAACTCATTCCATCAGGCCACCCGCCGCACTTAGGCAGCTCCTTCACTAACAAGTCGATAAACTTCATTTTTTTATCATCTTTGCAAGCCGCCAAAACCATTTGGGCAAGTGCCAATACTTCATCTGCCGTATATCCAGCACCGTGACCATACATTTCGATACGGGAAATAATCTCTGATATACGCTCTTCAGTGATTCTGGTCATTTCTTTTTGCGCCATTTCTTTTCACATTCCTTAGTCCATTTTTCAATGTTCATTTTGGCAATATCAGTCATTCCATCACCTAAGAAATACTTTCTCCGGTACGTCTTGCACTTAAACCACACTACAACAGCCACCAGCCAGAAAATAAAAGGCCATACAGCAATACCAACGACAGCCGCGATAAAGCCCAATAGCCATAAATGAAGCTCTCCAACTTCTGTTTCCGGCAATATTCTTAAAGAATTAAACAGCAGGCTGAACGAATGGTCGTATGCATTGGCAGTATAAGACATGCAATCCATATAATTAAAGTCATAGCCTGCGGCTGCCGCCCATAATGGGCGGTCAAGAAAATGTTTTAGTGTCATCATATAAATTTAAGGTTCAGACCAGTTATCTTCAATAGCAATGCTTAATCTTTGTAGCCATTCTGCTAATTTCAGCATTGCTTCTCTTTCGCTTAAACCACGAGGAAAATCATCAAGCGAAATTGTTGGCTTGAAGCCACCGTAATTATCCATTTCAACAGTCAGATTTTGCTCCAGCACGGTATTCCTTACGCGGCTATTGTGCCGAAGCAAATATACTGAACGTGATTTATTGGTTTTATGGTCAAACTGATATTCGGTAAGTATCATCTGGCTTTTGCCATGACTATTACCTCTCCACATACTTACCTCACTTAATAAAACAACTCCATGCGTAGTTGATGATTTTTTCCCACGCAATATAAATCTGCACTCCGGCAGTAAAACCAAAGCCAACAATTGCTGAAAAAATCAAAACATTTACTTTTGACATTATAAATTTTCTCTCGGTGTCGTAGGTGATAGCACCATAATTGATAATTTAGTGAGTTAGCAGTTCCATTTTTTTGATGATTTCCGCATGAGCATCATCGTTATCAACACTTAGCTCGTTTAATGCTTCTCGCACTACATCAACTTCTTCAGGCTGAAAGAAGTCGTCGCGGTAATCACCAAATAGAACCGAAACCAGCCTGCCACCAGCAACATCAAGATTGGCGCTAACAGGTGGCTCTTTGCCATCCTCAAATTCGACAACAAAAGTTAATTTTCCCATCGTTACCCCCAGAAGATAAAAATAGCGGCAATCGCCATAGCTACGCCTACAATCGCAAATGCTTCAGGCCAGCTCATTACCGCACCTCAAGTCTCCATACCGCCTGACCAATCCGGCTGGCATGGGTATCTTTGGATACTGTTCCGTCTTTAGCCAGCTCCATAAGAATTTTGCGCAAATCTGCCGAGCGCCATTCTTCATCAGGAAATTCCTTCTCCATTGCCAACCGCAGATTCCAGGTTGCTATCGTGAATGGATATTCACCGCCGAGAGCTTTCTCTTGTAGGGCAGCACGGGAACGCATCACCTGCAAAACCTTCTCTTTTACATCCATCATTTCGCCTCCTGCGGCGGTTCTGGTAGCGGCATCCAGTGTGATGGAATCCACGACGCACCAGGTATTACCCACCCATCATTAGCGTCAGGATGCCCCGGGATGTAAGTCGCCCATTTCATTCGCCAGTCACCTTTCCTGTCAAACTCCCTGGCAACAAGAACGGCTGTTTTGGTATCCGGCATTCGCTCACTACAGCTTATCCAACCATCCGGAGTTACCGGAACTTGCGGAATGGCTGTCTGCTCTCGAACGTCATTAGGCGCTATAGGTTCTGCTGCCAACTGACTGGCATATTTGTTAATGGTAACGATAAGCTCTTGCTCAGCCTCATCCAGACAATCACCGATACCTCGCCTGTCACCGTCAAAATCATCGAAATCGGCACGAATCTTGGCAACCTTCAAGATTGCGGACAACACCTCACTAGGAATTACCGGATAGTTGGTTGACGTTTCCGCGATTTCCCGAAAATTATTGGTTGACGAATTCTTGTTTTCCCGAAAGTTTCCGGACTGAAGCATGGCGGCGCGGCAGGCGTTCCAGCCTCTTACCTCTGCAATAGCGGCAACAGCATCAACCGCGTACATGCTAAGAGGATTAGGCATTGGTTTTTCTTCCGGTACTACTGGAACGGGTGGAGCGGCGAATAGATGTCCTCCAAAGTCAGGAAGCTCTCCAATGGCCTGTACGAACTTTTGTTTGCCTACGTCAATTCCTAATGGGTAGTGAGCTATAATTTTTGCCACTGGCTCTGCCTCCAGTGATGCCAGAGCAATTTCATAAGCACGGCGCTCAATATTGTCTCTCACATCCAGGCTACCTATGCGCTCTTTGATTTCTTTAATCAGTTCTTTGTCGGTTAAAGTGGTCATTTGTTAATCCTCAAAACTTTATGCCCGGGCGCAAAAGCACGCGTTTTGTCTTTGCTTATTCGCCAGCCATCCTTGCGCGCCTCTTTTGCACAGCCAGCCCATGACGTACCTATATACTCACCGAAGTCTGGCGACTTATATTTGCCATCTGTACACTGGAGGCAATCACAATAGAGATGCATGGTGTAACTTGCAGCGATAGCCATATCACTCTCCTTTAGTGCGCAAGTGGTTTTTCCAGCGGTTTTGCGCCGCGCTGGGCTTTTTGCAAAAACCACAATCCATCATCCCGTAATATTTCATCAACCCCATCCGTCGGTTGCTGAGTCTCACCCACTGCCAGACGCCAGGAGCGTTTCTACGAACTAACAGAATCTTTGCTTTACGGTTTTTCATCGCTTTGCTCTCCTGCATCTCCTTTGGTGCGAATTCCAGCGGCGCGTGGCACATTAACTTCCACGATGCGCACAGTTGGTTTGTACATCTCAATCGCAGTCAGCCAGTCAGCGCCAGTCATGCGCTTTTCTGCATCGCCATTAGTCCACTTAACCGGTACACCAATAGCCTTCATCGCGATTTCTATTTCCCCGGCAATGGCGCTTTTTCCGCAACCAGTAAAACCAGATACAACGACCAGAACTTCACCTTTGGCTGGTTTTATTTCCCGCGCTTCCAGTTCTGCTATGCGCTTACTTCCATCCGAGATAACACCTTCGTAATACTCACGCTGCTCGTTGAGTTTTGATTTTGCTTCCTCAAGCTCAACTCTCAGCTTCCCTACCGTTAGCGCAATATCCTCGTTCTCCTGGTCACGGCGTTTGATGTATTGCTGGTTTCTTTCCCGTTCATCCAGTAGTGCCAGCACGGTTTCTGGTCCGGCCAGAAATTTGAAGGCGTTGAGCGCATCAATATCCACACCGTAATCTTTAAGTTCCTGTTCACTTAACAAATCATCATCAGCTGGCAACATTAACAGGCGTTCCATTGCTGGAATTGCACGTTCCGCCGCCTCACGCAGTGCCTGATAGTCAATCTTGCTCACTGGTTGCCTCCTTTTCGAAGCTGGTCGGCGATATCTTCGAGAACGCCATCAGAGAATGAGCGGTCAAAATCGCCTTCCGGCGCATTAGCCATAAACTCAGTAGAGGTAAGAATCATCCGGGCAATATCCGCGGCGTTCTTCGCAGTATCATCAATAAAACCAGCTTCCCAGGCAGCCAGCATTCTGTTCGCCACAAAATAAGCGCCTTCCTTGCGTGCTTCAGTCTTCACTTCAGCTAGAAAAGCATCGGTAGCTGGAGTTTCGCTGTGGTGCAGGGCATCGTTGATAATCATTGCAGCAACTCCGGCCTGCCCTGCATCCGTGACCGACACATGCTCAAGAGTTACGGCCATTGCGTGTTTCAGTCCGGCGTTCTCTGCCACCAGCGCCGCGAGATTAGTCTCAAGCTCTGCAATACGGCACATAGCATCAATATTTGTGTCTTCCAGCCGCTTAATTTCATCCAGTAGTGCCAGTGCCACCGATGGCGTGAACGCCATACGAAACGCCACAAAATTTTGATGCATAGGTTCTGTTTCTACTGCAACTGCCGCCTCACGCAGTGCCTGATAGTCAATTGTCATTCTCGCCATCCTTCACAGTTGTAATCACTACAGCCTTCAAAATCATATGGGCTGTACTGCCAGGTTATTTTTCCGCAATGCGGACAATTCCAACGCACCTTCCCGCTTCGCGACTTCTTTCTTCTGTTCTGCTCTTTCAACCAGTCAGGCATGACCAAACCTGCGCCCTGAACCATTGTTCTGCGGTTAAAGTTATTGATATTGAACGTCCGACGCTTTGCTGCATCAGCAATGGAAAATGGCAACCAAACTATTCCTGGTTCGTTTTTGTTGGCGACGCTAAAGATGGTCGCTTTACTGAAGTCATCTGTTGGCAATCCACCGTGTTGAAGCCAGTAAACATCGTTGCCGTTCCAGCTACCTTTTTTGTAGGCCACATACGCAGTGCAATCTGACTCAATCAGGCTTTCTGTGGGGATGTACTGGCAATCAACGTGCCACACAGCCATTGCATCCACGCTATCAGCGCAAACAGGCTGATCGATATCTCGTCCACAATTCCAGGCTTTTTGGGCTTCTTCCAGCGTGTAAACATGAGCGCGATCGATATCAGAACTGTAACCATTGCCGTTATGGCAATGGAATGAGGCGTTATTACCCACAGTTTCACGCAAGCACATCATGTAAAAGCGGTTATTCACTGGTTGCCTCCGCTTCCCACGTTTTCAGACTTTCACCACAGAACGGGCAAAATGAAACTCGAATAGGCGATTTAGAAAATTCACCAGACCGCAGCATGATCAGGTCTTGTGAATGAATTAATTCATGGTTATAGATTTTGTATTTCAGCAGACCTTTTCGCGTCGTGTATTCAGCGTCATGCTCCAGGGATTGTGCCAACGCCGCGCACGGTTCTATCTTGTTGCCATTAATTTGGCATTTTGACTCACTCACTGGTTGCCCCCTGAATGCGCTCAAACTCTATTACCCACACCCAAGGATTAGCGTTCCAACTATCTTCGCCATAAATTGATTTCCATAGGCTACGGAAACCTGGGTAATGCTTATCGCCAATGAGGGTCGATTCTGTTGGTGCGCCCTCAGCCCTTGCATCGCATTCGCTGATATCGTTCAACCGCTCAACGCGCACGTTGGTAATTTCCAGAAGAATGCGCGATGCCCAGCGCGGCATGTGAATTGATGGCGTCCACTTTTCTGATACTGGTTTATTACAAACCTCGACCGGAACCCGGTGCGTTTGTTCTGTCCAGGAGTTACGCACGCTTGCGCGATAAACCAGCGTTGCGACGTCCGTCGCTTTGCCATGTACCCGGTAGGTTTCGCGAACCCAAATACGATCGCCCGGTTGACCATATGGACAATGCTTGGCAAGCAACTCTGCGGCCACTGCCCGTCCATAGAATTTTTCTTCAACAATCCTGCGAGTCTGTGTTTTATTCCCGCCAAGAATTGCCCGGACCATCTCATCGTTAAAAATCATGCCGCGCTCTTTCACTTCGCCTTTCATGCATCCCCCTTACCCATGTGCGACGATGCCGCCAAAAGTGATAGAGAACAGCCAGAAATAGATCGCGGCCATAATGATTTTGAATGCCGTGTTCATATTTTCAGCTCCTGTGATTGATTGGATACATGCCGCGCCTTGCGGCATGTTTTTATTTTCACTTCCTCTGTTTTAAAAATCAATATTTATTAGAGCAATTATTGTTGATGGAGAAGCGCGTTTTCATACTCCCTGACCATTAACGTAAGCACGCCGTGCCTCCTGAAAACACGCGCCACTTCAATCTTATCTTCCAGCGCGAACGCGATTTTACTTAGACCAATTTTCTTAAGGAGATCAATCTTTGCTGGGCCGTCATTTCTGTCATCGGTGGCAGGACGCATAGATAGCAAAGGCTCTGCCCCGTTTGTTACGTACTTCCGCAGCCAGGCTCGTGTTTTATCCCTTGCGATCTCACAGCGCCCGGTTACAAACCAGACCGTGTAAACGTTAAATAACTGGCGCACCATATCAATAACTGGAGTGATGGGAGTATCGGTGTCACAGGCGAGATTAAACTCGTTCCAGTCCTTTGTTAATGCACCTTTACCTGGTGGCGGAAGCAAATGCAGTCTGTCTTCAGTTGCCTCTGATATTGTTCCATCAATATCAACTATGACGATATACGGACGTTCCTGGTGTGCGTGTTTATTGAAAATACTCAAATGCCCTCCTCATTGGACGAAAAAAATGCTGGTGGGCGCACTCCACCAGCATTAAAAGTGACACTGTAACTGTCAGCGAACGTAAATAGTGCCGCCGTTCTCTTTTTCCCATGCATCGCTACGTGCATAGCAAACATCGAGAAGTCTTCTTGCCGCTGTTTCCTCTAAACCCAATTCGACAACCAACTGCTCATGACGGCGGGTAACCACATCAAACAGGGTATGCAGCCCTTTAGCTGCCAGATCATCAATAAATTCCGGTTCGAACGGCAGCTCTGCATCTGCCAACATAACCTCTTGCGCCCACTCGACACGGCGGACCAGTTCCGGGCGGCGGCTTTCCATCTCTTTACAGATCAATTCATGGAAGAACTCTACCCAACCTTCCGGCTGGAACTCGCGGAAAATGGCCAGCGGCTGGAAGTTTGGCATCAACCATTCGTTGATTCGGATATCAATGGCATAGCCCATGTCGCAGCAGAACTGATAAGCAAAGTCCAGCTTAGAAACGATATAAGGACGCTCGTTATTGAACTCTTTAGGCGATGAGATCCCATAAGCCAGGAGGCGCGGGAAGAAGGAGATTTGCCCTAACGTCGGATGAAGTTTGCTTGCAGGGAAACGGCGCTCAGTAATGCCATACATTTCCTTCTTGAGCGTCGCAAATTTGGCATTCTCATTAACCAGCGCGGTAACCTCTGCTTTTTTATTAGCAAATGCCACGCGCGCTTCGCTTGCATCTTTAATAGTTTTTTGAGCTGTTGGTTAAGGTCGGCGACCTGCTTACGCAGTTCCTGTCGCTCGCTTTTAGCTTTGTTATAGCGTTTCTCAAGGTTAAAAGGATCAAGTTTCATGATCTCTTTATATTGAGATTTTAGCGTTGAAATCTGTGAGTTCCGCAGTTCAACCATCGCGGTCATTTCATTGAGTTTTGTTTCCAGCTCAATGCTTATACGTTCGGCATTATCAGCACGCTGGTTGGCGTCATGCGTCGCATCGTCGATCGCGTCCTGTTGCTGGCGTTTCAAATGTTCAATTTGCAGCTGAAGCTCTTCAATTTCTTTACCCTTCAGACCGAGATCCAACTGCATATTTTCAGCTGCATCTACCAGGGAGTTATGGCTATCAGCTTCTGCGTTATAAACATCAATAAGCTGTGCGTGAAGCATCTCCGCTGACTGAACCGCATTATCAAAAAAACGTGCTGTGAGGTCATCACAACTAACGCGGCGTTGCGCGGCCCGGATGTTCTGGATAATGGCCGGGATACCGGCATTCAGGACATCAGGGATAGATACATTTTCGATTGATTGGTTTTGTGCTGAAGTGCTCATTTCAAAGTTCCGTATTAGCTTGTGCTTCGGTCATTTTTCCTAAGTATGAAGGAGGAAGGACTACGCAATTTGTATCCAGTCCCTCACCTATGGCAGCCTGTAAAATTCTGGCTAAGGTGAGTCTCTTGTTGCGATACCTGGTGATGACATGCCTGATACCGCCGGTCGGCGTAACAAAGGCGATCAGCCAGTAGTGATATTTCCGTCGGAATGGCCACATAGTGCACCTTGTAGATTGCTCTAATAAAAAACGTGATGAGTGTACATCACGTTTTAAAAATATGGAATTATTAGAGCAATATTATTCTGATTCTCGCTCAAAAAACGAGCTGATAAGGGGAAGCCAATCCTCTGACACTTCGCGAGGTCGCGGTTTGCCGTGGAAAAAGATTATTCGGCAGTCTTTTGGTAATGCCCCATTCCCCCTGGAGTAACGCGCGCTCGCATATTTTGAACCAGGTTCCACAACATCGGCCTTGTAACTTACAAACCATCCTGGATACAGATCCTGAAATGCTGGTGTATCATCGCCCATAACCTTTCGTAAGAACCCCTGGTCACCCCAGCACTCAGTAGTGACACAACGAGAAATCCAACCTTCCGGATCTTGCCAGAATGAACTCCAGATATGCGCTTTAACACTATTTGGTATCCACAGGGCACCGCTGCCACGATATTGTGGATGGTAAAAATCCCTAAGCATGGTGAAGCTGGTTGGTGGATGCTCTAGGATTGGGCGTATATCACCGGCAATAACCGTGTCCAAATCCAGATAGAACAGATCATCGGTTATATCCGGTCGGAACAACTCGATTTTCGCCCACCAGCCACGGCACTTTTGCCACTGGTTGATCAATGGGACAACTTTGACGCCAGGTACATGTAAACGCTTCAGGTCTGTCAGGCAAATAATTTCATAGCCTTTTGGCAGTTGATTAACCAGCCACTGCACATCGGAAGCGTTATAGTCACCACCAGAGCGAAAAACTAAAGCAATCTTCATGCTGCACCATCACCTTTCACTTTCATCAATGTCAGGTTTCCGCAAAATACGGCACCAGTGTCGATATACTGCTGATTCCAGAATGTCTTCGGGCTTTTCACCGGAGTGTGACCAAAGATAAAACGATCTGCGCCCGAAATTTCGCCACCAATATCATCCATCGAATCACTGATACGCTCGCGCGCCCAGACAACGTTGAAAAGCGGCACCTCCTTACCGAATTGGTATTCATTATCCGGATAGTCGGCATGGGCTATAACGATAGTTTCTTGCCCGGTGTTCAACTCAATGATATAGGGCAGACGCTTTACCAGCTCCACCAGCGCCCAAGCTAATATTTCCTGATCAGTGTCCAGCATGAAGAACCATTGTCCGCCATTCATTAGCCAGTTATTCACGTTGCCATCTGGACTTAACGCATCAATCATCAGCCGCTCATGGTTCCCCATCACTGCCCTGAACCAGGGCATCTGCAATAGTTCCAGACATTCGACATTTTCAGTACCGCGATCGATAAGGTCGCCGACCGATATCAGTAAATCCTGCGCCGGGTCAAAATCCACACGATGGAGTTCGGACATCAGTCTGGTGTAGCAACCATGCAGATCACCAACAACCCAGACATTCCTGTATTTGGTACCGTCGATACGGTGATAAATTGTGGGTGCCATCATGTATTCTTCAGCCATTCTTTAAGAGTCATCTGCGGAATACCTCCCATTTTCCCGCATGAAACAACGTCAATCCGTTCACGCGCAGACTGGAATAACAAAGGCAGGTGACTTAGATTTTTTGGCGTGCCGCCGGAGTGAACGCGTGGTTCTTGTGTAGCGTCAACGCCCACCAGGGCGACATGTTTGAATCCGATATGGAAAGCCAGGTTCAGAGCACCATATGCACTATTGCCGCTGGCAATTTCATTCTCATCTTCGCAAAGTCCGAAATGTGCGGACCAGCGCCACGCCCACCACTCGGGAGAATTCGTATTGTTTGGCTCCATGCCGCGTTCAGCCACACGACGGAAGCACAGAACGCCATCTCTGACTTCACGTTCTTTAACATCGGGTAGTGCCATGCAATAACAAACACCACGGCGACGGCGGCCACGACCAACGCGCCGCATATTGTCTGGCGATGGATCAAGTGTGAAAAAATAAGAAGCGCGGTTCAGCCAGTCGATGGCCCCATTGACCGCTATAATCGGCACTCCGCGCGGCGCAACAAAGTTTGCGGCGCTTGGGCCACTGCCGACGATAATAACGCGATCACTGCCTCTAAATTTATTCTTGGGAAACATTGAATTGCACTGCTCCTACTTGCATTCAAAATATGTAAATCTGCGTGTTTTTTGCGGGTATCCAGGAACTGCTGTTGCCATTTTGAAATAGACACCTGCGTTGGATTCCGTAGGGCTTGAGGGTGCGCGCCATGCCAATGAAGGCCGTTTTGCAGAGAACAGTCATAGCCGACTAATACCACTACTTCAGCCCCTGATTCAGCAGCCAGACTGATAGCCTGCGCGCCGCTATTTACCCCTTCCGCCGGTCCACAATATCGCCTGTACTCCAACGAAAATGATTTCGCCGCCGCCAGGTTGGCTGTCACTTTGCGGAATCTCCCTCCCGGTATGGTGGATCCGTATTGCTTCCACCATGACAAATCACCGGCGTATAAGGCATAAATGTCATCGAACATCTGCCAGGAATTGTTAACCGCGATGATTGAACAGCCAGTTTTTTCTATAGCAGCACAGTCCTCACGAGTGAGTGACGGACCGCTACCGACACAAAAAACAGTCCTAGTCGCCCTGGGTGGTATGTTCATTCTCAGCTGCAAATTCAGCCTCCAGGCGAGCATTCATTTCAGCGATTACAGGGTCCACTACAGCATCTGTTTCCTGTTCATTACGCGGCATGACCGATGCCAGCGACTCATAATTAACCTTGGATGACACGATTATTCTCCCGATGTTAAAGTGCACTACCACAAAGAGTGCACATGCACTAATTAATTTATTATTTTAAGCGACAGACAACCACTTATCGCCGTTCAATACATGCTCAATAGCCTCACCCTTTTTAAGGCTTATGTATTCCAGGATGGCGGTAATCGCTTGTTCTGCACCATACGCAAGAACAACGTAGTAGCCTTCCTCTCTAAGCCTGCGCATCCAGGCGATCTGCTCTTTCGTCGGGGCTTTACCATTTGGTTCTTTAAGCTCAATTCGCATGCCGTGATAAATACCGCATGCTTTATCGAGACTCATGTCCGGATAACCTTTTTTCTGCCCTTCAGCCTTCATTTTCCCAGCGGTTGCTTTTGAACGCTTCCCTCCGTTAGGCGTTGCATGCAACAGATCATAGATGTCAGGGTGCTTGCGTTCGAAGTAATCAAAAATGAAAACCTGCTCGAAGTGCTCGCAATTTCCGTCGCGCAGGTCTGGGTTCTTTGCCAGTGCTGCAAGTGCCTTCGCATGTGGAGAAACTTCTTTTACCGGCGCAAGCGATAAGAATGGATCCTTTTTGGTTTTTGGCCTGGACCGCCCCTTATTTCGACGCTCACTAAAAGCCTGAAACTCTTCCTCAGTAAAGCGCAACATAATCAGTCAAATCCTGCCGGTCGCATGCCATATTTACGCTGTTTTGCGGCCTGCTCTTCCCTGTGCCATTGTGCACACTCAGCGTCACAATAGATGCCTGATTCAATCGGTTCATTGCAGTAACGACACTTCCCTGTAAATACCTGACTCACGACCTGTGCCTGCTTTCTGATGTTATCGATGGCCATGTCTTTGAGAGCTTCTAACTGATTCATGCTCAGCTCTGCATCATCAACACGTTCTGCCAATTTTGTTTCCTCGTGAAGAACCTACTTAAGGGCAGAATGATACATTTCACAACCAAAATTGCACTAATAATTTTCTTTTGTTGAGTTAAATAATCAACAAATGACTAGCAGTAGAATCACCATCATCTATTTCTGGCAGGCTGACTATGGCTACATCAATCACTACAACCCAAAGCACCCGGCAATATCCTCTGTCGCGGTATGACGACCGCAACATAGCCGATCCAATACTCAGGGCAGAGCTGCGCAAAGAGGTGATGCTTATGTGTGAATCGAACGACAAGAATCTGACGATTTATTACGTTCTTCCCGATGAGCAATATCGCCCGGATTTGCTGGCTTACCGTATGTGGGGCATAGCAGAGCTACGCTGGGTTGTGACGCTCGCCGCCGGGCTTGAGGATGAGTCTCAGGGTATGACTGTTGGCAAAAATTAAAACTCCCACCTGCCACCTGGATCCGCGAAATGATTCGCCATTTCCAATACGACGGCCAGGTAATAGGGACATTATCCATTGCGTAAGGGAATTGAATGCCAACTGAATATGCTCGCGACAACCTTGGTCGCTATCAGACTGATGGATTAAGTGCAAAAGACTTTAACAAGGTCTTCGATCTTATCCGTAAACAGCAGCGTCAGAATCGGCGAAACGCGCGACGTACACTCACCCCAAGGATTATGGGGATGCGTAACCGCGAACTTGAGGCATTCCTCAGCCTTGGGAAAAAGAAAGATGGCACCTACTTTACGCCCGAAGATATACGCAGTTTCAACACCTCAAGGCAGGCTCATAAAACCAAATTCAAGAGCACGGTACCCGGCATTACCTATGCTCAGCTGGTGGCGCAGTCCACCAGCATTGATATAAAACGCGCTAACAACAAGGTTTCTGATGGCACAGGGATCAAAGCCGCGACATTCCTCGGGCTAAAACACAACCTTGCATTGATATCTATTAATGCCTCGGATGAGTCGGTCCACCAGCATCACCGTGTCAGAATTCGATTTGAGGAATGGGATAAAGCCGTTGAGGAAATTGCTGAAGACGGTGCGAAAAAAGCCCGAATCGCTGCCGATCTCTGCAAGGGCCGGGTATCTTTCGACTGTGATTGTGGACGCCATCAATACTGGTATCGTTATATGGCCACTGCTGGTAACTATGCTGTCGCGCCGCCAAAAGAGTATGCATTCCCCAAAATCCGCAACCCTGATCTGACTGGTGTAACCTGCAAACATGTGTTGCACGCTATGACGCGTTTTCAGTCTCCCACATGGCACAAGGCCATCATTATTGCCCTGGAAAAAGCAGCTGAACAGGTGGCCTTCGGCGATGACAAGCGGAAGACAACAACCTATTTCAAAGGCGAACTGGCTAAATCGCTCGCGCGCAACCGGACAACAACGACGGATCAGGCTAAAGCGGCGCGTGAGTATGAGTTATATCTGAAATCTCAGGATGCATTAGGCAAAAAACTACGCGCCAAAGATAGCGCCACGGACAACGTTCGCCGGTTGTTAAAAAAAGCTCGCACCACGGCAAACAGGAAGAATGCCGAACTAAAAGCCTACGCTGGTGAGGGAAGCCCAGGCTCGCGCTGAAGCCGACGCTCTCAAAAAAAGCCCTAGCAAACGCAGGCGAACAACCTCATAAAGTTTTTCATGAGTCAGGGAATGGACAAGGCCGCTGCCACCGCGCAGGCGCGAAGCATTCTTGAGACACAAATTAACGAAGCCCGTAAACGGAAAGGATAATCGATGGCTGGTTTCTTTGATGACATGTTTGAGGACACAGAACCATCACAACAAGTGACTGGTGATAACCTCCCGGACACCGAATCGGATCCGGATATTCCAGGCGAAGGTTCTGAACTGATTGAAGAGGAAGATATTGATGCTGAAATCGAAACCGATGGTGTTAACGTTGGTAATATTGTTGATCCTGTGGAGGACAATCACCTTCCCAATCTGGATCACGGCCTGCTTAGTGATTCTGGTGTGCGCCACCGTTATCAAGGTCATGCAGTTTTTAATAACCTTGTGCGGATGGACTGGCTCAAAGCAATCAAGCTAGACCCTGACTCATTCGATGCAGTTCTGTATCGCGCAATACCTTACAGAAACAAAAATGCACCTGAAACGGCACCTGAAATAATAGAACCGAACCAACGCATATATGACTATCAGGATCCAGAACTGATAACGGCCCTCGACTGCCCGGATG